ATGAAAGAGTTACCTGAATTTACATTCAACTGTCCCGTTAGAAATAAGATTCTACATTACCAATTGAAAAAACAAAAGATTGATTCACCTTGCCATGGTTATTTAGAATATGGTGTTGATGAAATTGAAGTATTTGATGGTGGTGAAATGTGGGAGATTGGTTCATAATAATTAAAAAATAATATAAATATGGAATATAGAAAACTTGACCCCCAAACCGATTACACCTATGTAGATATGACTTTATACCTACAAGATGTTAAAGTCCTTTACAACGCATGTATGGACATCACAGCCCAATATCCTGAAATGATTGGATACAAAAAAATTATGGAAAAGTTGATATTAGTTATTGACGAATTTGATAATACGGAAAAGATTTAGTATATTTGTAATATGAAAGCAACAAAGAAACAAATTTTAGAACACGCAAGTGAAATGTACGATAAGTACTCTGACTTGGTATGGTATGCAAGAACAAAACCAGGAAACATTGATATTCCTGGCGTCCGTGAAAGTATTACAAGGATTGAAGAATCATATCCTGATGATGTTAAGAACTTAAAAGAAGATGAATCCAATTGGTTTCACGGATTTAATTCAGGTTGTCTTGCATCATTTGGTTTGATATTGGAAATGCAAATAGATATTGAATTTGGGTTAGAAAACTTTCCAATGTTGGACACATAATTTGATACTATCAAAACTTTTTACTATATTTGTAAGACAATGGGACAGACAAAAAAATTATACGAGCAAATGAGTTTAGATGAACTCATCACAGATTTCTTTAACCAATCAAAGGGTGATGAAGATTACCTATACCAAGAGTATAGAGAACAACAAATGGAACAACAAGAACAGGAAAGACTGGCTTATGAAGAAATGTTAGGAGACAAATACTAAAAGATATGAAAAAATATGATGAATACCAATTAGGTTTTGATAGAACCCAACTTTGGAAAGAGCACGAAGGACCAATGATTAGGAGACAATCAGCGTTAAACGCAGCACAATCTTTTTTCTCAAATAACAATATAACTTATTCAGCAATTGAGTTGAAAGCCTTATACAAAAACTTTCTAAATCTTATTGAAAATGGTGATGATACCTTTTATGAAAGGTTAGATACCCACATTAAAAAAAAACAAGTAGTAAGGGTTGAAAATCATAATGATATTTATTAGGTGTTATGGATACAAGAATTGAATACTTTACCCAAAAACTTAATCAATTAAGGATTAAGGAAGCAACCTATAACTTATCGGGTTATGGAACACCTGCTCATATCAAACAAGATATTAGATTAACGGAGATTGCGTTAAATCAACTCAAGAACTCTTCTAAATAAAACTCCCATGTTAAATTCCCTCACAGAAATGTGGGGGTTTTTAATCAACCTCTCGGCATTCCTGGTGAGTTGTTTGCTGCCCCATACCAAGAAGGTAGTGTACTATTACCACAAAGTGGGCTAATTGAATTGAAACTATTACCACCAAAACAATTACCTCTACCATAATAGAAACCTGCTCCTGGTAATGATATTGGTGCCTTGAATGCTGAATCTGTATCAGGTGGCAATTGTCCGTCTTGCAAATTTCCACTAAAGTATTCAGGATACCAACCACTTCTAAATAACAAGTGTCTTCTCATCAAGTTATCTTGAAATTCGGATTGATTTTTCGCATTTGATTTAAGATATTGTAACATTTTTAAATCAATGGGGACACCTTGTTCTGAACGATTCTGCGTTAAGCCAATATTTATAAATTTTATAAAAAAGTTATCAAGAGCCAAATAGTAACTCCAAGCAATCAAGGTTGGTTGAACATAGTTATCCATCAATGCCTTATACCTATAAAGGGCACCATCAGTATTGATTGTATTATCATCAACAATCTGTAAAAGGTATTCGTAAAGATTTGTTCCAAGAGTTTCTTGAATCATTATCGCTTGGGATTGCAAGATTGCAAATCTCAATTCACTTGAATCCACATTGTCCGTAATCGGGGTGTTATCTTTTAACTTTTGTTCTGATATGAATAAAACATTATATGACATATTATAAGATATTGTTTTGGATTATTGTTAAGTCAATTTCTTGACCTGGATATATCAACTCAAAAACAGGTTTTAATTCCCTGTTCATGAATTTCTGTGTTGGATAAATATTTGTTGATAAGAACAATTTGAATGATGTTTCCAATTGGTCGGCTGATGAACTGAATCCAGTCCTTGTTGGTAATCCAATAATACTTGGGTCAACGATACCATTACCACATAAGATTTGGTGTTGAACCAATTCAAATATACTTGAGAAATAACCATCTTCCACATTTGTTTGGATTTGTGTAATTTCAGGTTTTTGTCCTTCTTCACCATAAGATATGATAACCCTGTTAGCATTGTCCGCTCCCATGTATCTATCTTCAATCTTTCTTAAAATCATATTCTGTTCATTTTCAGAATCAGGGGCTGGTTGATTGAAGTGAACCCACATACCCATACTACATCCATTGATGATATTGGCGAGGTTATAGACAGTTATTTCGTGGTTTAACTTGATATCATTGATACAGGCAAGATAAGACGGAACACCATAATATTCTGATTGAGGTCCATAATTACGGATATGAATGATTTGTCTATCTGTGTAGTTCATTGGGTCAAATTCACTAAACTCAATAATTGAGGTCCCCTTTCTATAGGTTGCCCAATCACGACAATAAAGATACTTGGTTGCTGGTGCTCCCATTTCTTCAGGTTTGTGAACCCTCATGTACTTTGTTGGAATTACATAAAAACCTGCCAAACCTTCACTTCTATCTTTTCTCCATACAACCTCCAAGAACAGATTACCTGTAACAATAAACTCAAAGAACATCTGTTTTGATATATCATTAAGGTATTGTTTAGAATTGGTTTTGTAGTCATTTACATAACCTGAACCAACACAGTTATCAACCCTTGCTCTAATTGCAGAGTTATGGATTGGACTTGCATCAAGAAGCATATACAACTCCTCTGGAAATAAGTTATCCACACCAAATCTTACAAATGGTTCATTTTTGTTGATAACCTCCCTAAATGAGGTAATGGTATTAGTTCCAAAGTTTAGTTTTTCAATGTTAATCATCCTTCGTATATCTTATAAATATCTGTTGTTCCTGAATAAGTGATAGGAGCAGTTGATGCAGAGTAATTAACTCTACCTATGGTTTCATAAACAACATCATAAGCAAGATTTGGATTGGTGTTCCCTGATAATGCTGTTGATTGTTCATACACTTTAATGTAATATTCTCCTTCTATTAAGTGAACATTTGTTTGCCCCGTTGTTGTTGCTCCCGTTAAAAATGCTTCGGCAATATTCGGGTTTATTGTAATACTAAACAAATCATAACCAGGTGAATACGCAACACTTGGTTGTATTCTAAATGGTACAAGTCTCCAAACCTCTTGTGAAAGTTTGTGTTTGAAACTGAATAAATAACAAACAGAACCAGTTAAGGACTTATTCCTTGAACAAGTTGCGTTTGCGTCATTATAACCTTCGTTTAATATTATCATCTTAATATGTATTTCTACCTAATGTAGTTTGGAATACGTTTATGATTGTTGATAAGGTGCTCATTTCACCATCGGTTAATGATGTTCCAAAAGTTGTAAATGCTCTTCTTCTTGTTGATGTCACTTGATTTCCACTAGTATTTGGTGGATTGGTCCAACCAGGGCTCATTAAAATTGTTGTCGGGAAAGTATTATCTACCAATGTGGTTTGAGTTGTTCCAACTTGAGAACCATTTTTATATGCCTTCATAGTTGTAGTGTTTGTTCTTGAACTACCAAATAGACCAGTAGTTCCACTCATTGTTGCTTGGGATACTGTTAAATAAGCGCCATTTGTTCCTCCATTGAAATAACTTTGACCTCCATCAACTCCCCAATCCGCACCACTTAACCAACCAAACACAGCGTTTGTTGAAAATAAAGTATTTAAATTACCGAACTCTTGGTTATAGACCGCTCCCCCACCAAAAACACCCGAATTGGTTGAATTTGTATAAAAAGTAAAGTGGAAATTACTTATGCTTCCGCTTGTTGGTGGTCCAACCCATTGAGTGCTTGCCTGCGATGTTGTTCCATTATTAGCAACGGTTCCAGATATACTATGTGTAAATGGACCAGTAAATACCAAACTATTGGTTGTAGGGTTTATAGCGTTTATTCCATTACTATTAGCAACAGCCCCTAAATAAGGATACATTAAGGACATTTTACTATAAAGTCCATTTGACTTTAATGATGTAAATAATGTATTTGTCGCTGCTGATATTGTTGGATTTAATGTTCCACCACTGGCGAGAACTGCCGCTAAATAAACAGCAGCGTCAGCATCAAAAGGTGGTGGTGGTGATGTGCTTGGTGTTGGTGTCTGTGTTAAGGTCGGTGTTGGCGTTGTTGTTTTTGTTGGGGTGATGGTTGGTGTCACACTTGGGGTATTGGTGTTCGTAGGAGTGATTGTAGGTGTCTGTGAAGGTGTGATTGAAGGTGTAATGGTTGGTGTAACCGTATTGGTTGGCGTAACAGAAGGGGTAATAGATGGAGTAGGAGTTGGTGTTATTCCACCATCAGGTTCAAAGAAAGTAACAATATCATCTATGGCTCTTTGTTCACCAAGATAATTACTGAATTGTTTTCTATAAAATACCTTACTCATTTATTATACCTTTTAACTCTTCAATCAATTTATTTATATTAACATCACAATTTGTTTTAAATCTATAAGATTT